ATATCCTTGTCTTGCTAATAAACGCCATTACACGAAAGTGTTTTAGCCGTGCTTTGCACAATTTATTTTGAAAAACTAGGAGAAAGTTATGACTACATTGCAAGAAGAATCATTGGCTGTGCTCCAACTTCGTGAGAAGTTGGTACACAGTAAGAAAAGAAACGAACCTCGTGAATTAATTGAGATTATTGAATCCCAGATAAGACAACAGATCGCAGCTGATGCAAAGAAGCAAATAAAACCCAATATAACAGGAACTAATGCTAAGTCCTCCATAGGAGGTAATGCTACAGCTAATGAACATATTGATATCAAAATGCTAATAAAGCTAAACACTGTAGCCCTGAAGTTAATTCAGGATTTTGGTGATCTTGATCAACATGAGTTAGAATCTATTCTTGGCCATATCGGTCGCTGTTATTCAGCTATGATATCGCTTTATGGTTCTAAAACTTTGTAGTCGTAATTTCTTGTGACTGGGCTATTAAAATAACCTCGCATACTTCTGATCGATTTATGATTCTATTTCCACATCCATTAAGGAGCAGAAATGTTAAAGAAACAAAAAGAGACCCTGAATACGTATGCTTCCGTTCTCCGTATACCACCTGAAATTGCAAAACCCATTGTAGCGGATTTTATCCGCTACTGTGAGAAGAATGGTTCAGAGTGGACAGTATCTAGATTTAAGGCTGTGAAATTGGATTTTATCCAATTAAAAGCTGGTAATGATTGTACCTCTGTGTGGATAGCAAAAGAAGGTAATTCCTTCACTGGACACATTGGAGCTCTTCAATCATGGTGTGAGGGTAATTGGAAAAGATGGTCTTTAGCTATTCAATTGCTACAGATCTACTCAACTGAGATATCCTCTTCTATACTTTCAAGCCAAGCAAAAAAGTTTTGCGAGGCTGTTAATTATAGAAACACCAAATCTGATACTATGTTGCATCATTATAAGAAAATTGTTACGATGGCTACTTTACAGTGGTTCCCGAAGAAGAGTTTTTACTCTAATCCCGAACCTTTGTGTATGTATCCTGTTTCTTCAACTAGACGTGAGCCCCATGCAAATGGGAAATCATATCCTGAAGGAGAAAACACTCTTGATTGCGCGATGAGTTTCATCGATGGTACGTTGTTTGGTAACAACGCATCTATAAAGTATCCAAATATTTTTGGACCTTTATTGCAAGGTATAACAGATAATAGAAACTATGAAAGGGTTAAGACTCCTTCTGGTCGCTATAAATATGTTAGACAGAGTGATCGTTACACTTCTTCAGTAGGGAAAATTGGTTTAATCCAAGAACCTGGTCTGAAGTTGCGGGCTGTTGCAAACCCTGCTAGGGTTTATCAAGCAGCTCTGGTTCCTCTTGCTCGTGATTTATATTCCAAGTTAACGTTGTTGCCTTGGGATTGTACACACGAACAGGATCGACCTTTTCTTATACTCCAAAATCATATGAAGAGTAAAAAGACTTGTCATGCAGTTGATTTATCAAATGCAACAGACAGGTTTCCTCTAGCTTTGCAACTTGAGGTACTCAACACATTGTATCATCGTAAAGATGCTGTTCAATTATTCGCAGATTTATCGCGAGGAAATTGGATAAGTTCACTACCAGATAATTCATTATTATCTTGGAAGACCGGACAACCGTTGGGATTAATACCATCGTTTGCTATCTTTGCTTTAACCCATGGAATGCTACTATATGCATTAAATGGATGTAAACATAATGACGCATTTTTCGTCTTAGGCGATGATGTTGTTATTTTGGATGATGCTTTGTTTGCTAAATATTTGAGAGCTCTTGAAGCTATGGATATTCCATATGCTCCAAGTAAGACTATATCATCAAATCTCTTGACAGAGTTTGGTGGTAAAATCATAACACCTGAGGGTGTTACACCTCAACTTAAATGGCGTCACGTTAGTGACGACTCATTTATTGATTTAGCTAAACATTTTGGAGAACGTTATCGTAGACTAATGAGACCAAAACAGAGAGAGATCTTTGATTTGGTTAAAATTATTCCTGACTATTTAGGTGGATGTGGTTTTAACCCATCCGGTTTACCTGAATCGAAAAGAATTGAACTTTATTTCTCATTATTGTCTTATGATAATAGACAGTCTTATCTTATGAGCTATAACGGGCGTATCCAGAATATGAATTATTCTGTAGACACCGTTTCGGGTAAGAATCATTGGATTTATTCAATGTCTCCTACCTTAGCATTCGACCAGAATGCTGCTCAATTCGCCACTGTTATGCCTTTAAACTTTACAAAGTTTATCGGTATTAATGACACCTCTCCTTGGAGAGATGTTGTGGGGAATACACTATATACGGTTTACCCTCGTGAGAGGTTTTTACCATTAGTGGGAACAAGTGTTCGTAAAACAACACTTGAAGTGTTAGATCGTAAGTTTGGTAACTTAAATCTAACTACTAAGACAGCAACTTAAG